ACCGCAGGCGCTTTTTAAGTCACCGTTCATTCGCCTTCACCTTTCCTTTCAGCCCCGCCGACCGGCGGTCTGGTTAGCTCAACGTTAGGTGCCACATGAAAAAAGACCCAGAAATAACACCTATATTTCCTGTTGCATCTTGGCAAGTAGGCCCAGTACCGAAATATGGTATGGTTACTCTTCGCCCGAATTTTTTAACCAGCCCAATGCAGCCCATGTCTGAAGCCAGCGAGGGTCGTTATTATGGGTTAAGCCCTCAACAAGTTCAGGCGTTAATACAAGATCTGTCCGCAGCACTTCATAAGCTTGAAAAAGCCGGGTTTCAATCGCCTCTAGGCCACAAGCATTAACCATGAACGGATATTTTCTTTCACCAGCTTTCAGCTTCACCCCTAACCCGTCGCTCAAAGGGACGCTTTGCCCCAGTGCATTTTTTAAAATCTTTGCCTTATCAGTCATTAACCGTTCCTCTTGTCGTCATCAACGGGCAAACCGCCCCTTAGCTCTGCGTTAGGGATTTCGTATGTTTCCATCAGCAAATCAATTTCGCAAACCCCCGCAGAGCATGAACTGCGCTCATTGCGGGCGCGAAAGGCAGTTATCCAAGTATGCAGGGTTTGCTCCGCTTGATTGCGATCCTCAGCGCGTCCATCACACACAAGACGGTTCAGTAACCTTTCATGGCATTTTCTGCACTTGTCGCCACTATACAAGCTATGGTTACGATCCAAAAGTTGCTTGGGGATTAGATCAGTGGGAATCCAACACCAATACGCCCTAGCAAGTTCCGCATATTCCCGTGAATTTTCTTCAACAACGATACCGGGGTTCATAAACGCATAAGCTATGGCAGTGCAAACGCCCTTATTCAAAAATGCCTCTTTTGGGCTTGTTGTGTTCTCAATCTTTATAGGCTTATTCATATGCCATTAAACCCTAACAAGTCATTCAACCGCGACGCCCTTAAGCACCGCATCATTTCCCGTCGCCGTGCGGGGCGCGCGTTAATTCTGCGTTAGGTGCCATCTTCTTCGGCTTCAAATGCGCCTTGTTCTTCGGCAACAAAGCCAAGCATTTCTGCCAATTCTTCATAAATGTTTTCTTTTTTATTGTAGGGCTTATAAGCTTGCCATGCTTCAAACAAACCGTGCAAAGCCAGCATCATTGTGTTTTCGTCCATTTTTGCGTTAGCTGGCTCTTGCATCTTCAAATTTTATAATTAAAAAACGCCCCTCTTTTAAACATCCATTTTCTTTTACCTCGTAGCTTGCGGCTTTGTGTTTACATATCCCTTCAATTTTCCCCTGCCTAATCTGTGCGCCGATCGGCAAGGGAGGATGGATATTATTTTCTTCCGCCCATTTTTTTTCGGCGTCCTCTTGCAGTTCGTAAACCAAGCCGTCCAAACAATCAAGTTCTTCGACATCTGATATCGTGAAGCCGCAGCATTCATTATTTTCAATTGCTTTTGCCAGTTGATAACCATCCATTAGATATCGGTAGTGCTTGGCAATTATTTCGGGGTCAATGCCTATTTTCTTGGCTATTTGACTTGCCGCTGAAAATACAAGCTGTTTTGTTATCTTTGGCCTTTCAATGCTTAAGCCTAACCCGTCGTCCAAACTGGCGCTTTGCCGCAGTACGCTCTTTAAATTCAGCTCTTCATCGGTCATTTGTCGTTCCTCTTATTCGCGGCCTAGATTGTCACCAATAGTATAACCCATCGTTCACGCGCGGTTTACTATCAATAAGCGCCGCTTGAACTGAACCGATAGCCGACATTTTGTTCAACCTTAAACGGCGCACCGCGTGACTTGACCGGAGCGGCACGGAAACCCGCCGGCGCACCGACATGGTTGATGTCCAAACTGCCCTGGAAGCGCCCGCCTGTGTTGATCGGCGAGCGTTGGATACCTTGGCCGGGGAGCGTCATGCTACCCACATTCGCGCCGCCCAAGCTCGACAAAAACGAGCCGATAGAGCCAATCGCGCCGGAAATCGCGCCTACCAACGCCTCCCACTTGCCCAGCACCCAGTCGATCGCCCCGCCGAACACCGCCTTCAACGCCTCGCCGATAGCGGGGAATACGGCGGCAATCGCCTGAGCGCCCAGGGCTATGCCTCCGACCACGTTGTTCCAGGCGGTCGTCACCCACGTGACCGCGCCCGTCCAGGCGGTCTTGAAAAATTCCGTTATCGTCCCCCAATTGGCAATGATGAGCGGCACGGCAATGGCTAATGCATTTAAGAAAAGGCCGAATGGGGTCATGGTCAGCATCCGGCTAATAAACGCCAGCGCCATACCCACACCCATAAACGCCAGTTTGATTCCAGATGCTGCTACCGCCACGCCAACGGCTTGTTTTACAAATTCTTTATTATCATTGATCCAAGCCATCACCTTGCCGCCCACTTCGTTTAATAGAGTGGCCAGCGACTTCAATTCGGGCGCGTAGGTGTCGCTGAACGCCGCCATTGCGTTTTCCGCCGTACCCGCCGCCGCCTCCAGCAAGTTCGTCAACGTCCCCAGCGAGTTTGCCACCCGCTGCGCCAAGCTGGCCTGATTTTTCATACCATTGACCACATCAGCAAACCCGCCCGCACCGATGATGCTGGCCTTGGTGGCGTGTTGGCCGAACATTTTCGGGTCGGCCAGGATTTCCAACTGCTTGGCGGGGTCTAGCTTGTGGATCTGCTCCAGGTAATTGACCAGACTTTGCACACCCTTGTACTCGCCCTTGGCGGTCAAGGTGTTGATCATGTTCTCGATGCCCGTGCCGATGGCTTCGCCCTGTAAACCTGCTTGCGACAGCAAACTAACCAGCGGCACCATCTCATTCGCCGCCGCCAAGCCCTGCTTGCCCAACATTTTCATCGGTCCCGCAATCCGGCTCATCGCGTATTGCATCTGCTCCAGATCGCCGCCCATGTGCAAAGCACGTTGCAAGGTGTCGGCAAATGGCACCATCTCCTGTCCGCTAATGCCAAACGCCCTGCCCAGCTTGCCGATGGATTCCGCCGCCTGGTCGTAGGTCACGCCCAACGGCTTGCCCACCACCGCCAAGTTCGCCGCCGCTTCCAGTGCGCCACCCGTCAGGCTGTCGGTGCTGACCCCCAAGGCTTTCATCGTGCTGGCCATCGCGTAAAAATCCGCCGTCGTCCCCGGCAACCTATTGCCCAAATCGGTGGCAATTTTAGACAACTGCTCAAACCCCGGTGTCAGCCCGTCCGAGGTCATTAGCGTGTTTTTCAACTGCGTGGCGGCGTCTTCAACATGCATAAACGAGCGGGTCGCAACACCTAAACCAGCACCTAGGCCAAGCGCCATCGGTATCGCCCCGCGCCCCACCTTCTCAAACTGCCGCGACAAGCTGCGGATCATCCGGCTTTGCTTGGCCAGCACGGGGCTGAGCTTGTCAACCCCCGTGATGATCGCTTTTAAGTGTGCGTCTGCCATTATTTTTGAACCACGTCATAAAACAACATTACTGTTGTTTTTTTACTTGTAAAACATAACATTTATGTTATAATTTTTAACCATGAAATCAACCGAATTTAAAAAATGGCTGGCCAGACAGGGCGCAACTTTCCAACCGGGCAAAGGCTCGCACCTGAAAATTTACCTTCACGGCAAGCAATCGGTTTTACCCATGCACTCGACCGACCTTAAGACGGGCACGGTCGAAGCCATCAAAAAACAACTTGGTCTTAAGTGAGGCATTATGTTTGATTATCCCGTTATCCTAACCCCACAACCAGAGGGCGGTTTTGTCGCCACCTTCCCTGACATCCCAGAAGCTGTCACCCAAGGCGAAGACCGTGACGAAACCGTGCTGCGGGCAGTTGACGCGCTAGAAACCGCGTTGTCGTTTTATATCGACGACCGCCGTCCGTTACCGGTGCCATCCAAAACCAAAGGCTTAACGGTTTGCCTGTCAGTGCTTAAATGCACAAAACTGGCGTTATATAAAGAAATGCAAAGCCAGGGGGTTAAAAAAACCGAATTGGCCAGACGGCTAGGCTGGAATTTGCCCCAGGTTGACCGCCTGTTGGACTTGTCCCATGCGAGCAGGTTCGACGTGCTAGAATCGGTTTTGCGCTATTTCGGAAAGCGTTTGGCTGTGACGGTTGATTAACCACCAGCCTCTTGCTTCGACAACCGCACCGCCTGGTTGTAATACAACTCAAATCGGTCAAGCGACAACCCCAACACCTCGGCGGGGTTGATACCAAAAAAATGTGCCACATCAAAAACTTGGTTAATGTGATCTTTGGAGTTGATGGATCGCTTTAATCCGTCATCTCCTTCTCGGATAAAAAATCATCAATGACCTTTCTTATTTTTCTCGAATCCTCCACAGGGATCCCTTTTAAACTACTCGGCGGCACGCCGGCAAGTCTAGCAGCATATAACCTTATGGCCTTATAGTCTGTTTTCGCTACCGAGATGCCGCGAGCGGGATCATGGATGACTGCGATAATATCCCCACAGTCTTCAATGTCGTCGCTATCAGGTTTCCGGAATGTCAGCTCGTTAATTTCTTCATCTCCGACGGTGATAAATTTACTAAGCTTTATTGTTACAGACCCATTCGCCGACGGCAGACTAGGTGCGGATTTATCAAGAGTTGTAACATTCACCGCCAGATCCCCCGCACGCCAGTAAACTCAATGTCGGCCTCGCCGTCATCGCCTTTGGCGGTGATCTCGCCTTCTAAGAACGCCCCAGTTAGGGTATACACCTTGCCGTTCGCCATTTCCGCCGTCACCGTCATATTGGTGGACGACCGGAACAGGCTGATCGGGAAATCCTTGGTAAAGATCGCGCTCAACTTAATAAACTGCCGCTGTGCCGTTTCCTTGTATCCTGCCAATCCGGTCAGGCTCATTACGTTTTCCCGCATGGATGCCATCATTGGCGCTTCAATCCCGCCCTTAATTTCAAATTGCTGCCCGTCGCACTTAACGAAGCACATGCCAGCCACTCGATTTGCCATGTTGATTACCTCAATGTTAAAAATTGTGATTTAATTCGCTTTTATACATATAATTATATGTATAATATACCCATGAAATTTAATTGCGACCCCATTAAGAATCAAAAAAACAT